CATATACATCCGACGGCACCATTAGTAGTCTGCCCGAAACCTCCCATCTGTCACAAGTGCCTACGGGAACAATGTCCCTAGGGTTTAGGCAGGTGGTAGGCAGCTGGTACCCGTCAAACCCTAACGGCATCGTAGCGGGGACGTGGGTAACCAAATTTATGTTTTGGTACCGTCTAGCAAACGTCCAGTCATGCTCAGCAAGCGTTAGCTTTACTTGCTCAGGGTATACAGCGTTGCATACCCGGGACCTTATGTTGTTGTCCCCAAACGCATTGATAGGAGCGGATCCTATGTGCCCTAGAGCTATGTTACACACTCCTATCTCTGACGTAGCCATGTTAACTCTTCTTTGTCGGGTTGTTTAATGGAACATTAATATGCCTAAACCTAGCATCCAATATTTGACCCACAACGTCCTTCTTAGACGCTTTTACCAGGTCAACTCCGTAGGTTCGCTTTACAAACAAGGTGGCTTCGGCGAGGTCCCACTTAGCTTCCATTAACTCGGCATCCGTGGCCTTGCCAAAATCGGTAGTGTACTCGGGGCCTCCCATAGAAGACCAAGGGCTAGATTTGCCTTTAAAATTGGTATCGGGGTCGAAACTGTCGGAGTCATGGACTTCGCCTTTTTTGACCATTAAAATTTTACCTGGTGCTTTGCTGTCTTCTTCCGGCTTTAACCTGACCTGGCATGTTTTTGTACATAAGTATTTCATTTTAGTCTCCAAAGAGGGACCCACCTAGGGCCCCTCTCACGTGGGTTTAGACGTTAGTCTGTGCGCCGTTAAAGTGAACTCCAGCAGTGTACGTGCCAGCCAGCACAGTACCTTCTAGAGCTATCTTAACATAGCGTTGGGTTTTAGCGGGAAGCGTAAAATACAGAGTGCCTACAGCTGCGATGGGATCGTCGAAGGTCACCAAGGCGTCAGCCGCTGTAACAGTGGCTCCGTCAGTAACTATCAATCCCGTACAGCCCGTAAGGGCTGTCAGTGTAGAAATAAAGCATCTAATAGGCTTTCCGGTACCAGGGCTGGTAGTGCCTAGGTCCAAAACCGTGGGGGTTCCACCAAATGCAAGAGCATCAGCGAACATGGTTTGCTTATCTAAGATCATGGGGTTCTCCTATACGATCCGAGTTTCGTTTTCAAGAATGCTGTGGCTTTCTCGAATAGGTCGCTGTCTAAAAGACAGAACTTCTTCACCGAAAACTTCTTTCATTCCAAGGAATGCATTAGATTTCTCTACTGCAGCGAAGTCTAGCATAGCAGCAACGGCGCCGCCACAATAGAACGTTCCGCGGTTACGACCAGCAGGTGGAATTGCATGCATAACCTTAATCATGTCTTTATACAAAGCCACTTGGTTAGCCGCGGTATCCAAACCGTTTAAGTCGATATTGCAGACTCGTCCGATGTAGCGCCAATCGCGTACACATAAGCCCATCTTCCACTGGTAGTGAGAGGTGTAGCCCATGAAACGGCCGCCTTCATTATCCACTAACTTACCTAGACCTAGGTCTTCGGATAGTAGCCCCGCATTAGAGCCTTTAGGATAAATGCCGTGAACCGTGCTCTCGCCCCATACTATGTACCATAGTGAAGTAAGAGAATCGCCCGTGCCGCCGTTGTCTACCACATTAGGCAGGAATGCAGAGTTAAGCTGAGCGGTCGGCTTGTTAGCCAAAGCTAGAGTGTCATAGCGAGGAGCCAAACCTAAGAAACGCTCAGGGTTGGTAGCCGTGTCACCGTAAAACAGAGTCTCAGCTAGATCGTTAGACATGCCCTCAATGTGAGGAGTGTCTTCCGACATACGAAACTCTTGGGTGTTGCCGTTAAGCATCGCAAGGTCTTTATCAACCTCCGCGAAATCTTCCAGCATGCCGATGGTGTCGTCAACTTGTACAGTCTCAGACTTGGTTGGGCGTACACCGTAGTTCAGTTTACGCCATGTAGGTGTCGGGGTGTCCGAACGTACGGTGGTCCGATGCCCGGTTTCCAGATTACCCTCTATAAGAGGGATGTCCTGGATAATCGGGTTGGCTTGCTCTAATAGCTCTGCTATTTTTGCAATACTGCCGTCCGGATCGGTACGTTTAGTTACCGTGACAAGATTGGGGAGTTCGCCCCCAGTATATGGTACAAATGCCATAAGATTTTACTCCTTATGAGTTATTTAGGTTTACTTAGCTTTGCTCGGGTGATTTTTTCCAAACATAGCAGAGGCCGCGGTTGATCCCTGTGCATTAGGGGACTGCGGTTCGTTCTTTAAAAATCCGCCTTCTTGTAGGTTATTACCCAACGATAAAAAGAAGTCCAAAATGACGGGGTTGTTACCTTGACCTGATGAGTCCAGCAAAGCTGACATGGCACCTTCAGGATCGTGAAAGGTTAGTGCGCGTTTTACTAGAGACAAGTTAGTAGTTTTTAGGTCCCCCCAAGCTGCCACGTGTGCTTGGCCTTGCTCTAGTAGCTGCGATCGTTCCTGCTCTTGCTGAGCAGTAATCACACCTCCAAAGTGTCCAAACGTGGCGTCAAGTTGACCTTGCGTCATGTCGTTTGCGTGAGCAAACTCAGCCATACCTGCTGGCATGCCTTCCGGTAGCACGTAGTCGGTTACGCCAGGAACTACACGCGGCTCAGTTGGAGCTGGTGCGGCTTCTGGGGCGGGTTCCGAAGGTGTTACTGGAGCTTCTATAGCTACCGCAGGTACCGTTGGAGCGGGATCTGCAGGTAATGTAGTTTCAGGTGCTGCAGGTGCAGCAGGGGCAGCCGGGGCCGCGGGTGGTTCAATTGCCATCTTTGTCGTTCCTCTGTTTAGCTAATAATAAATTGGGGTAAATACTGGGGTCCGCATCTTCTAACCATTCTAGAATGTTTAGACCTACGGATCTTCTTCCTGCCACCTTGTAGTCCATGGACATGTCGCCGGTGGTGATATCGGAATATATATCGCAGACGTCAAGTACGTCTAAGACGAACTCCTGACCTGCCGAAGTTGCCAACAACAGCTTTATGTTGTGGTTTCTTGCATTAATTTCGTCGTTGCTCATTAGAGGCCTGTCTCTTGTCGGGTTTGCTGTGTCTCGCCCAGTATGCTAGCAGCGTCAGCCGCAGTTTTACGATTGTTCACTTCAGCGGTCTGCTGCTCTTGTGCCATCTGTTGCTGGGCCATTTCCTGCTGTTGCTTAGCTTGTGCGGCTTGTTGCTCCGCTCTTTGTTTTCTTATTGCAGCAACCGCCTCGGAGGACCGTAGAACACCTATGGAAACCCCCTCTATCTCGGCTCTTTCACGAACCGCAGCGTCTCCGTCTACGTTGTCTAGCACTGTCTGGTCGAACTGAGCGGCTCCTGAAACAAACCCCATGAAACTGTCTACACCTTGGCCTTGTGCGGCTTTCTGGGCTATAGCCATAGGGCTGACAAGGTCGAATTTAAACGTCCCCGCCAGCTCTTCTAGCTGGGGGTCTAATTCTGGCAGCATGTTTTTACGTTTTAATATGTTAAAGCATCTGGTCATAGCTGGAACCAGTAAATCGGTTTCTGTACGGTTAACCATGGGACCTAAACGAAAGGCCTCTTCTCGTTCCTGAGCCAGCACTTGGGTGGCCTTAAGAGGAGACGCGTTAGGGTCCCGAGACCCCGTTATAAACACGTCGTTAAAGAAAGTTCGTTGTAGCCGTTTTTCTATCCGGTCTATAACCTGTACAACGCCGTTAAAATCAAGAGCTACATTATAAATGGACTCTACCTTTTCATTTGGGTTGACGTAGTAATTGCGACCGCCAGGAAGAGTGGATAGCTTGCCTCTCATTCTGGACGGGGCGTTAAGCGGAGGGTCAATGGCTTTATGAGTCGCCACTAGTAACGCTCGCTCCATTTCCTGTAGTCGTTGTACATCTTTAACCGCTTTAGCTCCCACGCCTATGCCGTACGTGTCAGAGCCAATTAGGCTCCATCGAGCTATAGGGTAAGGCCATTCGTAGAATCCGTCTTCTTGCAACGGCTGCTTTTCTGAGGCGTCTCGGCTATGCTGGGTGTTACCTGAGGTATGCTCATACATAACCCTGTAATACTTTTTGTCTTTATAGTCTTGCTTAACCAAGCATTCTATAAGTGCCATGTTAACCTTGTCAACACCAGATTTGTTTGTTTTTACACGCTCTTTAACGACTGCGCTAACGGTGTTGGGGAACATCTCCACTAACTGTCTTTCTGACATAAAAATGGTTCTAACAAAAACAGATGGCAGTCCGTCTTTGCCCATAGAAAAGCTGTACTCTCCCACGGTTAGCAGGGTAAACTTAAAAGGCACCAGATCACTGTCGGTGTTTTCGTCAATGAATATGCACCCGTTACCAAACGCAGCGTATTCAGTATAAAAGCTGTTTATTACGCTGTAGAAGTTGCTGTCGAGTAACGCATCCTGTAATATGTCTGTAGCCTGCTTAAGCCATAACGATAAAGGCTCCACCGAATTTAACCGGTTATCCGACCATTTGGTTCGAAACCACGGGGTAGAAGGGGACGTTAGCCTCCCGTGCAATCCTGCGGTTAACACGCCTAAAGAGTCTTCAGCTATAGTGTTAATAACGTTGTTAGTGGTTACGTCCCGTTTTCTAGGCTTAGAATAATGCTGAAACACACCCCGACCAGGCACTATGTACTCACTAACTTTTTTCCATTCAGCTTCGTAATCCGACCGTTCATTAAGATGGTCTCGTAGAATGCCTACCACGGTGTTATAAGAGTAATTCATGTCTATCCTGTTAGTAAAGAGGATGTAGTGGACGGCTCTGTGTCGTCCAACAAGGGCTTAGTAAGTATGGTTGACGACCGACCTTTTTTCTTGCTAGTAGAGGTTTTATAGTCTGCAGAAGCTCTAGAAGCTAGCTGCTTATTTTTTTCAGTCCAGTCTACCTGAGGGGCCCGGAACACGCTAGGCGTGGCGGGAAGCGCAGGAGCTGCCGGCACCGCCTGCATCATCTGCATCATAGAAGAAAACATAGACAGCATGTCTATGTCCTCAACTTGGTCTTTAGGCTCCTTGCCCCATCTGTCTACGGCGTCAGGTGCGGGGGGTGCTGTAGTGTTTCCGCCTTTTCCCATGATTAACCTCCTAAGGTGGTTATAGAACCACCTGATAGTGTGTTAGCGGATCCCAATGTAGTAAAGGGGTCTACGGGTCTTGCAGACTCTGGCACTCTTCTGCGATTGCCCGGGCCTTTGTTTGAAGGAGCATTGCCGCCAGTTGTAGACAAGGTGCTGTTCTGCGTACGGGTATCAGACTCGCCTGTGGAGTCTTCTCCCCTGGTTATAGCGAACTCGGTGAATCCGTCTACGGCCCCCCATTCACTGAACAAACCTTCAAGTCTTTGTTGGTCTCCTTCGCCCCATATAGATGCAAAGTAGTCACTAATTCTTTCCGACTTCTGATCGTCAGTAATGTCGTACTTAACGCCTAGCAAAGCTGCGTTAGACCTTTCGGAATTGATTGACGAATTAATGTAATCCGTAGCAGAGTTGGCAGAGTTCATGTATTCAGTATACAAAGCGTCTCTTTCGTTCTCACCAAAGGTTACGCGGTCTTTAGCGGCCTGGGAAGCGATGCTTCCAGCGGCTGCTGCGGCTGCTGCTTGAGACGCAGATTGCTGATGGCCAAAAGCGGTTATAGCCCCGTCTATCTGGTCCTGAAAGCTAGGGCCTCCAACGTCTAGGCCGCCAGGCCACATACGCTCTTCTCCTGGAAGATTGCCGTAAGTGTTAAAGTGGTCCCACGGATCTAAGCCTGCGGCAGCCACATCTGGGTTTTCCAGAAGATACTGTCGGCCTTCGTCAGATAGCGGTCTAAACGCCGCGGGTGCTGCTGTATTGCTTCCGCCTTTTCCCATTACTCGGTCCTCACTTTAACAGTAACCATAGCGTCACTGATTTCGTTATTGTATGTACAGCCAGAAGGCAGAATGCCCAATTTCTTAAACCCGGATTGCAGCACTAAGAAGCATGCGGTCCGGTTTTTAACGGGGGTAAGCCCGTACAGAGTGTCCAAGTAGGGCTCCCCGTGTGTATTTTTTAGGTGATCCAATACTAGAGAAGTAACGGCTTTTCCTAGGTATTTGTTAAGCTGTGGAGGGTTTGTATCCAGTACACTAAAGTGAAATTGGCCGGCTTTTCCGGTCACATCGGTTACTGCCACTTCTGCTACTATTTTACTAGTGGAGGTTTCCACTACAACCATACAAATAGTCTTGTTCCAAGCCTGCTCCGACATTCTTTGGTACATCATGCCGTCATATGCAGAGGGGTCTGACACGTCGTTAAGTCGGTATCGTACCAGTCCGGCTCTGTCAAGAGACTCCCAGTAATCCAACAGTTGTCTATCCGTAAACCCTTTAGTAGGCATAACCTGGTAGGTGTCAGACAAATTAAAGGACCGTAGAACCTCTAGAGTCTGTTGGATAGTATTAGCAGCGTTATCCATTAGCGCCCCCCAAACCAGCCATATACGACAGAGGATCGTACTCAGCCTCCTTGGCTCTACGGTCCATCTGGTCAAGCAAGTCCGCAGTAACACCCAGGGCTTCTAGCTCAGCGGGTATAACTACATCGTCAGCGTCTATAACTTCAGCAAAGGTTAAGCTAAGAGACTCAGCCAAATCGGGGCTAGCCTCACCTCTGCTTTTAAGCGAGGCCTTAGATTCTACTTTTATAACCTGCTTTTCGTCTATAATCATAAACGGGGTAGAAAGCTCTTTAACTAGCTGCTCTTCTACAGGCTCGTTGCTGTGTAGTGAGTAGTCCAATCCAGTAAGGTCAGGCATGTTGCTGTCAAGGAACCAATCCCGCATCCTTACCCACATAAGAGCCTTCATGTTGCCTATACCCTCTTCATAAACCTTACCGCCAAAGTGCACACCTATAACAAGGTGATCAAAACCTAAGGCGTGTAAGCGGGATATAACACCTTCACCTCTACCATAGTCAATAAACACAGCGTGAGGCTTAACTATCTTAATGTATCTGGCGATTTCCTTAGCAAATGCCATGTTATCCTTGCCTACGAACCATCTAAGGAAGTGCACCTTCCTACCTTCACGGTAACAAATGGCCGCCTTATCGCCTTTAGCCGCGTAAGCTACGTCACAACCTAGTATTCTAGGCTCAAAGGTGTAGCTAGCGGGTAGCAATTCAGCAGCAGGCTCCACGGTGGGTGCCACTAGGTCCAAAGGTATGAAGGTGGTTTCGCTAGAAGAGGTCCAAGAGCAGTAGTATTCCTGCTGTATAAGGGATTCTTTCATGCCGCCGCGACGATCTTCTTCAATAGCGGCTAATGTGGGGTGCCCGGTGTCGTCTCGGGTAAGATACTGGTAAAACCACTTAGGATTCTTCTCAGCCATCTTTTTCATGGCATGCATGTGGTTAAGTGCGCGCGGAGTTCCGTTAAACAGTGCCCATCCACCGTTCTCTGCCATCATAGGTCTAATGTAGTCCCATGCCTCAGGCCTTTGTAGAGAGTATTCCGTAAATACAGCACCAACACAGTTCAAGCCCATCAGGTTGTCGTATTGGTCCGATCCAACTACCTTAATCATGGATCCGTTGACTAAGTCAATCTCCATGGTAGAGTTTCTCTTTCCTTTAACGAGAGCTCTAGGTATATAGTCAAGAAAGGGTCTGCCTTCGTTGGTAGCTCCCATCCACACAATCTGGCGTGTCTGTACATGAAGAGGGCCTATGTACAGGTACAGCCCAACTCGTTGTATCGCCTTGGCCACCAGGATGTTTAGGGCTATTAAGTCCTTTCCGTTACGTCTTGGCCACACCGTAAGAGCTCGTAAGCCCGTAAGGTCTTGCATCATGTAATCCCATATGGGATCCTGGTATACCCTAAGGTTTAGGTTATGCGGTAGGTTAACTTCCTTCTTTATCGGGACGCCCATTAGATGTTGGACTCCAAATCCTTGATTCTGTCCGACTTTCTATTAACCCGTTGTAGCATTTCTCTATGGGACGGTCTCTGGTAAGGCTGAAGAGCGGGTCGTTTAGTGGATATGTTAGGGGGAGAAGGTCGAGATTCTGTGGAGTTGGCTCTGCTACCTAAAAATTCTTTTAGTTCCTGCCTGGATAAATGTGTTCGGGTAGCCATGCATCAATATTATCATACGGGAATGCGATTGTCAAGGGACTTCGGATACATTACACAATGGTAATAAAAGGGGGTACTGTGAATATGGAAGGGGGCTAGCTTTTACAGGGGACGAAAAGTCCCCTCGAGGCAAATGTGGTCTATTACTAATAAGAGAGAATTCTCGTTTTTTCCCGAGGGCTCCTTTTTCGGTCTTGTCATTTCTTTTTTATAATCTTCGATCATCGAGAGAATAGATCGAAGAAAAAAGATTCACTCGAGAGGTGGCATATGAATCTCGTCCGCCTGCGGCGAAACAGCCAAAATACTCTCAAACTATGCCGCCTGCGGCGAAGCGGCCAAAATACTCTAATAGACATATGTCCACTATAGGCCTGCGGCCAAGCAGCGCTAAATACTCTGTTTTTGGTCTTTGAACTATTTACCGCAAGCGGGAGCAGCTCAAAATACTATATTAACGTTTGGTAATAAACATTGACATTTGGATTACCCTTCGGGTAAAGGTCAAAAATACTTTTATTACCGTATGGTAATAAACATTGACTTTTGGATTTACCCTTCGGGTAAAACCCTAAAATACTCTACTTTTGGTTTTTCAACTTTTTACCACAACGACGACCAACTAGTTGACTAGTCAAACACTTATCAAACACTAATCAAACACTAATCATTGACTAGTCAACTAAATCTGGTCTAATTCTATTTCAGACCGATTAGAAAATAATTGAAAAAAAGATTGAATTCGGGATGAAAATGATTTATAATAAATTATCAGAAAAAAAGAGAATCATTTCTTTTTTCTTTCTTTCTGAGAATTTTAAAATAATTTAAAATTCAAATTTTTAAAAATGAGATAAATAATTTTTATGAAAAATTTAGATAAATATATAGAGACCATTAAGATATCTTTCGAAAATAATTCTTCGAAGAATGATATATCAGAACAGATATTCAAAATGGGATGTGATTTCGGTGATATAAACCGCGCGTTCAAAGAATCTGGAATTAAATTCAGAAAATCGAATGAAGATTCCTGGAAAATGAGATTATCAAATTCTTTAAGAGATAATCCTGAAATCTCAGATCTTGAATTAATAGAGATATTAAGAGGTTCGGTCAAATCATCTGATGATGATCGCGCTGAAATCTATTATATCAAGGGATTCAAAGAGATGTGTTTGAATATGATCAAATAGATTGATCTATTAGAAAATGATTCTCTCAGACGAGAGAATCAAATTCTTTAAAATAGACGGCCGATAGACAGGCCAAAATGATTGATTAAAAATCATGGCAGGGCACGCCAAGCCTGTCTGCTCGCTAATTAACGAGCCAAATATTTATGGCCAGATACCCACTGATGGCCGTGGCCAAATGATATATGGCCATGCCGCTTGGCCGTAAAAAATATTTTATAATCTTAGGGAATATCCACTACTGATAGGCCGTGTATGCGGCCGTAATATCATCTCGCCCATGAGACCGGGTCTATCATCTTTAGACCTCATTTCTCTTTTTTATCTGGGACCCCGGCCTTTAGACCTTTAGACCCCTTTTCTATAGATATAGTAAGGATTCTCTCTTTTTCTCTTATTTTTTCTCTTTCTTTCTATAGAAATCA